AAAAAGCGATGCTAGGGCAATGGTTATGTCAATGGCCAAAGCGTTTGGAAAGGTCGAGTAATGGCAACACCTGAAGAAATCAGCAATCTCTATTCACAGGTTGGCGGTCGTATTACGGGTGCTGGTCAAACATACATTGACGGCATCTATTCTGGTTTCCAGGCAGGAACCATTACCGCGCAGCAAGCAGCTGATGCCCTTAACAATGTTATGCGTCAAGCCAACGCGGGGTACACGGGTGTAGAGGGATCCTCGATGGATCTAGACACATCTGGAGTTCCTGACGCTACGTCGGCACGGGGCATTCTTCGTAGCGGTTTGGCGTCTTACGGTCTTGACGGTTTGTATGACGCAATCTGGACCAAGTACACCCGTGGTGAGGTTGACCCAGGAAACTCGGATGCCTTTATTTACTCACTAAAAGAAGAGCCTGCATACAAGCAGCGCTTTGCAGCAAACGAAATCCGCAAGGCCAAGGGGTTGCCAGAACTACTGCCATCTACCTACCTTGCCATGGAGCGAGAGTACAAAAACGTAATGTCGTACAACGGATTGCCTCAAGGGTTCTACTCGGACAGCGACCAACTAAACAAGTTGATTGGTGGAGACGTATCGGTAAACGAGTTGAATAACAGGCTTCGAGATGCTTACCGTGTTGTCAAGGATGCCCCAGTTGACGTAACGGAAAAGCTCAGGACAATGTACGGATTGAGTGACGGTGACATCCTGGCCTACTTTATTGACCCGGAAAAAGCTCGTCCAATGATGACCTCTGGTGAGTACAAGATCCAAGCTCAAGCAGCCCTAACCGCAGCACAAGCCCAACGACAGGCTGGACTAAATGTTGGACGTGAGTTTTCAGAAAACGTAGCCAGGCGCGGAATAACCCAGGCCCAACAGACCACAGCATTCGAGGGTGTGGCCAATATGCGAGAGCTTCGTCGTGCAGCATCAACCGAGGCCGGACTAACCGAAGAGCAGATAGCTGGAGCAGCACTCAACACGGATGCAGAAGCAAAGCGCAAGCTTGATGAACTCAAGAGAAGGAAAGTTGCCGGACTTGCTGGAGGTGGTGGATTCACTCAGCGTCAAGTCGGCGGAGCAATTCAATCTGGTTTAGGAAGCGTGTGATATAGTTTTAACAGTTCCAAGAGGAACTAACCATTGGAAAATCCCCCGGTTTCAATGTGCACTTAGGGGTGTATTAAGTTATGCAGCCGTTTGGTTCCTCCAACCAAGCGTGGGCAGAAGGAGTGGGTCATGTCAGAACAAGGCTTCTATGAAGAAGAGGATGTTCAAGACCAAGTGCAGCAACCTCGCGATCCAGTCAGGTCACACCTGAAGAAACTGGAACAAGAGAACAAAGAACTTCGACAGCTAAAAGCAGATGCTGAAGCAGCCAAGAAGAAGTTAGCTTTCGTGGAAGCAGGCGTAGACCTGTCAAGCCCGGTAGCTGAATACTTCATCAAAGGCTACGACGGTGAAATCTCTGCTGATGCCATCAAGTCTGCAGCTTCAAAACTTAATCTCACACCGCAAAGTGCACCACAGCCAGATCCGGTACATGCAGAAGAACAGCAAGCATGGAACCGAATTGGAAATACCGCAAGAGTGGGTGAGGTGGGAGAGCCGCAGGTTGACTTTGCCGCACGAATCATGAACGCCAAATCCGAACGAGAAGTGATGGAACTGCTGTCCCAAGCAAGAGTAAACCAAACCAACATCATCTAACTCAATTAAGGAACTAAAAAAATGGCAGGCGAAACAACAACCGCGTCATTGTCCGTAGACCAAATTGCGTTTGATCGCCTTGCATATTTTGCATTGCGTTCAGAGCTTTTGTTCGATCAGGCAGCTGACGTACAACCAGTAGCACAGGCAATGCCTGGAAGCGCTGTAACCTTCACTATCTTTAACGACATCGCAGCAGCGACCAGCACGTTGAACGAAGTAACCGACGTAACCCCAGTTGCCCTCTCGGACAGCCAGGTAACCGTCACCCTTGCTGAATACGGCAACGCTGTAGTAACCACCGCCAAGTTGCGTGGAACTGCATTCTTGGACGTAGACGCAGCAGCAGCAAACGTAATCGGCTACAACGCTGGTGACTCATTGGACAAAATTGTTTCTTCAGTTTTGCAAGCAGGTAGCAACGTGGCTTACGCAACCGGTGGTGCTTCGGCTCCTTCGGCCCGCGTCGACATGGCTGTTGACGACCTGTTGGTTGCCAATGACGTGCGCAAGCAGGTAGCTGCATTGCGTAAGGCCAACGTGCCAACCTTCAATGGTTCGTACATCGGCTTTATCCACCCAGACGTGTCGTATGACTTCCGCTCTGCAGTAGACGTGGCCTCGTGGCGTACACCAGCTAACTACGTAAACCCAGAAGGAATCTACAACGGAGAAATCGGTCTCTTTGAATCAGTACGATTCATCGAAACCCCACGCGCACCAATCTTTGAAAATGCTTTCAACGGTGCAGGCGCAGCTGGAACAGGTGACTCCTATGCAACCCTTATCATGGGCCGTCAGGCTCTTGCCAAGGCATTCAGCACACAGGATGGAAACGGCGCAATGCCAAAGGTTGTTCGCGGAAACGTGACCGACGTGCTCATGCGTCTCCAGCCTATGGGTTGGTACTGGCTCGGTGGCTACGGCCGCTTCCGCGAGGCTTCATTGCGTCGCATTGAGTCAGCATCATCTATTGGTGCAAACGCAAGCTAAGCAGCTAACTACATAGCTGTAAGCAGCAAGCCCCTCCGCCTAGTACGCGGGGGGGCTTTGCTATACTAATTACGAACGAGGAGTCATAATGTCAATTTCTAACTACGCAGAACTTAAGTTGCTCGAACATGTAACGGGCTACGGTTCATTCACAATGCCATCGAATGTGTACTTGAAGTTGCACACCGGTGACCCAGGTGAAGACTGCACGGACAACCCAGCAACGGAAGCTACACGCAAGATCACAGCTTGGGCTGCAGCAGCCTCTGGTGCAATTGCAACTAGTGCAACTGTTGAATGGACAAACGTTGCCGCTACTGAAACCTACACGCATTGGTCAATGTGGGATGCATCGACATCAGGTAACCCATTGTGGTCTGGTGCTCTTTCTGCTTCAGCCGCTGTAACTTCTGGCGACACTTTTCAGATCACATCACTTACGCTGTCTCTCGACTAGTAGGTAGGGGAATCCCCTATGGCTGCTTTTCAGAGCACGCTCACAGATTTTTCATCTGCATATAGACCAGCAACTGGTCTTTACTTTGGCGCACCAATTTGGCAGCTAACTGCTACCGGATCAGGTTTGTCCTCTTCTGTTGTTGTTGCGTTTGCAACTAAAGCAAAACTTGGAACAGGTTCTGGAGCTGGATCCGCAGTAGCGGTGGGTGTACGTGTTGTGGGTAGAACCGCAACTGGATCAGCTATTGGCGTACACGTTGCTGTAATTTCTGGACCAACTCAGCTGAGGCTCGGTGCAGTAACCGACTTCTCTTTCCCGTATCTAACTGGTGGACGCTTCTACCTTGGTCCTGCTTACTATCTAAGAACCGCATCAGCAAGTGGGACTGGATCCCAATCGACAGTCTCATTGCATATTGTCATTCGATCCGCAACTGGATCTGGTTCTGCCGGTGAATCAACAAGCACAGATCTTGAAATACTCTTTAGGTCTGCAACTGGATCTGGAACTTCATCTGGCGAAGCCGACCCGTTCCTATTCGTAATCAGGCAAGCTTCTGGATCTGGATCTGGAACTTCGTCGTCGGTGTTTAGGAGAGAACTACTTCGTCCAGCAAGTGGAACCGGAGCAGGAGCATCGAGTGCCAACAGGCTTGTAAAGAATATTAGAACAGCATCTGGTTCTGGTGTTGGATCAGGTACTGCCGTAAGGCTTGTGGTCACAATTAGATCGGCCACAGCTACTGGTAATGGAACCTCCTCGTCGATATCAATTGAGCTACTGCCAAGAACCGCAACTGGTTCCGGGGTTGGGGCTACAAGTGGTCAGGTAATTTGGATTAAGTCCAGAATATTTAGGGTTCCGCAAACGACGAACTTTGCTTTTGCCGACCTATTTAGCTACAAGCTAAGCAACAGGTTATTCTCCAGGCTTCCAAATGGGGTACGTGTAGAAAATCTATGGCGCCTACCAGACGGAACGTATACAATTAATGACCCTGGATTTGGTGTGGCAACACGTGAGTACCTGGGCGGCCACAATATATTCTTGACCGACGAAGAAGTAAACGAACTAACCGCAGCAGGATACGGAGAATACATAACGTGATCCATGAAAAAACCCACCCAGGACTAGACGTTGAGGGTTGCTTTGCTTGTCGAGTTTCGGCAATACACATGGGCACCAACTCAACCACTACCCGTGGCAGCATGGTTGCATCTACAAATAACACGGAGCGCA